CAAATTTCTTCATATGTTTTGCTAATTGATCCCATTCAGGACCCTGAGCATTCACTCCCACTGCACATTCCGTAAGTACAGGGAACAATGAAAGCATTCTAACAATAGGCAAGAATTTGCTTCTAATTATCATTTGCATCGCAACATCAATAACTTGGAAAACACGAACTTTTTCTTTTCCTATTTTAGTAGGTTCATCCTTCACACAAGCTTTATAAATTGAATAACATCTTTCTCCCTTCAATAATAAAGCTTCCATCCTATCTCTTTCTTCCATAACTTTCTCGTCAAATTCAGCTGGACAAGCAAAATCAGGATAATCTTCTGGGGCTAAAAGAGTAATCATATCTCTCTTTGGCCCAGCAAGAGGAAAACCAGCCGAGGTACCACGCTTCATTGCATCAATAAAACGTTTACCATCAATTCCACATAGAGATTGCATATCAGTCAAAGGACGCATTTCCTTTCTAACCATATCACCAAAATCTTCTGATTGGAATTTTTCTTTGATATCACTCAAATAGTCCAGAGTTGCCATGTCAATCAAAGTAGGTTCAACACCAGCACCAGGATTTGCAGACATAGCTAAAGAAGCTTGCCACATATTAGTACGATGGAATTGAGGTGGTCCATAGTTATTGGGAACACCAGTGATCTCATGAACAGCATCTGAAATGGGAGTGGTCATTACTTTACTACTAGTATAAGAAGCTCGTGCTCCTGTTTGACCAAGAAATTCAACATTGCTGCCAAGAGGCAAGAAATTGATGGGAGACTTAGGATGAATAAGTCTAGAATTAATAACTTGTTTGTCATATCTTGTGGTAGGGAAGGTACCATTTACATGACTAGGAAAACATGATTTCCATTGGGTATGGGCAAGAGCAATAGTATCTTTCAACTCTTTATGTGAAACTGTCAATGCTAATCCATCAGTACGACCAGTACGTCCACGTAAGTGAACACCTGCAATAGTTGATTTTGCAAATTTAGCAACAATAGTAGCCATACATAGTCCTCTAAAAGTCTCATATCGACAATTATATTCATATCCGGGTCCTCCAGCCTGGGAATCTGCTGGTGTAATTCGAATAATATCCCTGTGCATCACACCGTCTTTTGTACGATAACACATCTCTCCAGTTCCTCTCACCTTACAGGAATCTGGAAATAGATCCAAAATTTCATTCTGTGGTCCACCAGAAGGAATTGCAACGAC